GCCCAAGGCAGCGCAACCACGTCTGGGACTGGTTCAAGTCGGACGTAACGACCCGCCTGAAACCAGGCGGCAAGATCGTTCTGATCATGACCCGTTGGCATCCGGACGATCTCGGCGGGCAGTTGCTTGCCCACGACACATCCGAGTGGCGCATCGTTCGGCTGCCGGCTCTGGCGGAAGCCGACGACCCCCTTGGCCGCCCTGCGGGAGCCCCGCTGTGGCCGGAATGGGAGGACTACGACGCATTGGTCCGCAAGCGGAAACTTGTCGGCGAGCGGGCCTGGGCCGCACTTTTCCAACAGACACCAATGCCCGCCGGCGGCCAACTGTTTTCGGTCGAGCGCATCACGCTGGTTGACCCTTCGGAGCCGACCGCTAGTGAAACGATCGTGCGGGCATGGGACCTCGCCGCCACCGGAAATACGGGTCAAAACGATCCGGATTGGACAGTCGGCATCAAATTAAAGCAGAGCGCGAACGGCCGCTACGTCACTTTAGACGTCGTTCGCACTCAGGGGACACCGCATCAGGTCGAAGATCTGATTTTGAAAACAGCGCGGAAGGATGGAGCCAGGGTCATAGTGGCAATCCCCGAAGACCCTGGACAGGCTGGCAAAAGCCAGATGGCGTATCTGACGCGCCAGCTTGCCGGCTTCCATGTCATTTCCGCGCGCGAAACCGGATCAAAGGCAACCAGGGCGATGCCGCTCGCATCTCAGATTGAGGCTGGAAATCTGGCCTTGGTCCGCAGCGAGTGGAACCGGGAACTGATCGAGGAAATGCGCGAATTTCCATGGGGCCGTAAGGATGATCAAGTCGATGCACTCGTGCGCGCTTTCGCAACGCTGACCGACCGGCCGAGGGCGGTGGGATCGATCCCTGTGTCCATCCTAAATCGATAACGGAAGTTCACGTTCTTTACTGGATCAAGATGTTTGATACGCTGTGCGAACTGGTTCCGCGCGACTCCGACTATCCGGATCGCGTTCGCCAGCTTTCAATTCTTCATCGTCTGCTCGATGGAACCCTTTACGACGTCTTACCGCACCATTTCCACGAGGAGCGCGGCCCGGGCGGGGAATATATCCCGCTCCGGCAGCGGCGCCCGAGCGTGCGATATCCGCTTTGCCGAATCGTAGTCGAAGACAGCGTCTCGTTACTGTTCAGTGAGGGTCATTTCCCTTCAATCGACAGTACAGACCCCGCGATCCGCGATGCCTTTGCCAGCATCATAAAGGAGACGCGCCTCAATTTCACGATGACCGAGGCCGCCATGAAAGGCTCGGTTGGATCTGTGGCGCTGCTGCTGCGGGTGCTTCAGGGCCGGATCTTCGTTGATGTACTGGACACGATGTATCTGAGGGCTACCTGGGACCCACGGGCGCCGGATACGCTTGCGCGTGTCGATGAACGCTACAAGGTCTCGGGCGCGGATCTCCTAAGGAACGGTTATCAGGTGGACGATCCCGAGGCGCAATACTGGTTCGCGCGAAGCTGGGATTCCGCCGGCGAAATCTGGTTCGAGCCCTTGCCCGTCGGATCGCAATCAGCGGCCTTGGTGGATGCCGGCAGAACCGTCTCGCACCGGTTGGGTGTTGTTCCCATCATCTGGATAAAGAACCTGCCCGGGCTGTCCGGGACGGGAGATCCCTGCGACGGGGCCTGCACCTTTGCCGCAGGGGTGCATACACAGGTCGAGATCGATTATCAACTTAGTCAGGTCGGACGAGGGCTGAAGTATAGTAGCGATCCGACACTCTTGTTGAAGGATCCGGCGCTGTCGGATGGCGACTTGCTCAAAGGTGCCGGCAATGCCCTCGTCGTGTCGGAAAAAGGCGATGCACGGCTTCTGGAGATCGGCGGAACCGCATCAAGCGCGGTCATCGAGTACGTGCGGACGCTGCGTGAACTCGCCTTGGAGAGCATCCACGGGAACAGGGCAAGTCCCGAGCGGATAACCTCGGCCCAGTCCGGGCGCGCGCTTGAGTTGCTGAATCAGGGCCTGATCTGGTTGGCCGACAATATGCGAACCAGCTACGGCGAGGCCGGGTTATTGCAACTCGCCCGAATGATCGTCCGTGCTTCGCAGGTCTACAATCTGCGGGTATTTGGCCAGGACGTCGCCCCGATGGACCCGGCGGCATCGCTAAGCCTCAAGTGGCCGCGATGGTATCCGACTACGGCCGACGACCGCCAAAAGGACGTTCAGTCGCTGACCTCCCTGGTAGCCACGGGATGCATCAGCCGCGAAACCGCGGCGCATGCCATCGCAGCCTGTTACGATATCGAGTTTTTCCCCGTGGAATCCGATCCAGGGGATGTCGACGAAACATCATGAGCCGGAAATGGATGATCAACTGGATAACGAGCAGCAAACTACGCAGGACCAACCTCGCGACGCATCGGTTCATGACGAGATAAACAAGCTACGCGCCGAATTCGGGACGCGCCTGGTAGCAGCAGACCTGCGAACGGAGGCAATCAGGGCCGGAATGATCGATCTGGACGGCCTGAAACTGGTCGATCTGTCCTCGGTGACGCTTGATGCGAACGACCGGGTCGTGGGCGGCCGCAAGATCATGGAAGATTTGCGGCGCGATAAGCCCTGGCTCTTCGGGGCGTCTTCTTCGTCCAGTGCTGCGGTTGCCCCAGCCTCGCAACCGGTTCGACAGAGAACTGCGCTTGACATGACTGACGAAGAATATGCAGCGGCGCGCGCCGCGCTCACCAAACATCGATTCTAATCATCCGTCTCGCCTGACGACGGCATCCGAAATAAATAGGACCATTGATGGCTATTCAAAATTTTCCGACCTCGCTGCAGCCGATCATTCAGCAGGGGTTTCTGGAGCGTGAGTTTACTCAGGCTCTCCGTTCCAAGCTCGGCTATCGGGCGTGCGCCGATCGCGTGGACATAGCGGTGGGAATTGGTGAAACGCTGACCAAAACCCGTGCCGGCCTTAAGCCGACCGTTACGAGTCCGCTTGCGCCAGCCACAAACACCAACCTCGACAACGGGCTGACGCCGACGACGTGGGGTGTCGAGCAATACACAATCAGCATCAATCTTTACGCAGCAACCACCGACCTCAACGTCGTGGCAGAACGGGTCGGGATCGCGTCGCAGTTCCTGCAGAATGCTTACGTCAACGGCGAACAGGCGGCGCGTAGCCTGGACGAACTGGGCAGAAACGCACTGTTCTCGGCGTATATGGGTGGCAACACCCGTGTCCGAGCCACTCTGCCGGCGACGGCGACGACCATTTCGGTCGACGATGTGCGGGGCTTCCAGTACGTCTTCGTCAATGGGGTGCAGCAGGCCGTCAGCAGCACCAACACCATGAGCGTTACCGTCGGTTCCGATATCTATACGCTGGTTGGCGTCGCAGCCGATGCCACAAACGTATCAACGGCTCCCAATGGCGTTTCCGGAGCGCTAACGTTTTCGACGAGTATCTCGGTATCTGACGGCACGGCGGGCAATACAATAACCGCCTCGACCGGATCCTCAATCGTTCGCCCATCGCAGCGCAGCAATACATCGCTGATCCTCGCCTCCGATACGCTGGCCATGTCGTGCCTTCTCGATGCGGTCGCTAAGCTGCGGCTGAACGCAGTTCCAGAGATTGACGGCGCTTACAATTGCTATCTCGATCCGGTATCGGCGCGCCAGCTCTTCGCGGACCCCGACTTCAAGCAGCTATTTCAGGGTGCAACCTCGGCGAACCAGGTCTTCAAGAAGGGTATGACGAACGACTTCCTGGGATTGCGATTTATCCCGACGACGGAAGTCTTTGTCCAACCGCATCCAACGCTCAGCGGCCTCATGGTTCGGCGGCCGGTGATCTGCGGACAAGGCGCCTTGATCGAAGGAGACTTCGCCGGCATGGCGACCAGCGATGTTGCGCCGGCGGATTCGATCATTTCGATGGTCGATGGTATCGCTATGGTTACCCGGGAAGCGATCGACCGACTGCAGCAAATCATCGCCCAGTCCTGGTATTGGATTGGCGGGTTTTGCGCCCCGTCGGACACCACGACGAATTCCTCGACGGTTCCGACGGCAAGCAACGCCGCATTCAAGCGCGCCGTTATCGTTGAGCATATCGGTTAACCAAAACACGAAGGCCCTTCCGCCATGCCGATCGGCTCGGTCAGCCCCTTTCGCCCAACTGGCACTGCGAGTATCGCAGCGACCGGCATTTCAGCAAACATCGCATTGTCCGGCGGCGGCGACAGCGTTGTGGTCACGAACGCCTCCGCCGTGTTGGTCTATATACGGTTCGGCTCGGATTCGACCGTCACCGCGAGCACGGCGGACATGCCGGTGCTGGCAAATAGCCGAGTTATCTTGTCGGTCAACAGCCTTATTGGCTATGCTGCGGCGATAACTCCGACAGGGTCCGGCACCGTATTGTTCAGCCGCGGCGACGGGTCGACATTGTGAACCCGCTGTCGGATGCCGAGCGCGTGGATGTCCGCCGCTTTTGTGGATATCCGGCCTACGGCGCCGCCCCCGCGGGA